GCCCATTCGGTCATAGCGGCATACTGGCCTTCACCTCCGACAAGGTTCATCACAGAACCAAACTGAGACTCCATGACGGCCTTCTGACCCTCGACATAAGCCCGAACAATCTGCTCGGGGATGCCCATATTGGTCGTGATGGACTGAATAGATTCTTCGCTCAAGTCTCCGTTCTGGTAGAACTCGGTCGAATACTGCTCCAGATTGTCGAAGCCCACAGGCTTAGTGCCAGAAGACTTGCGCTCAAGTTCTGAGTAAGCCTTGGCAAGATCCTCGGGGCTCTGGAACTTTTCGGGAAGCCAACCGGGTCGCGCTGCGGCGGGAGTTTCCGGCTGCTTAGGCGCAGTTCCGTTTGCTTCTGCGATAGCCTGTGCCAGCGCGTCGGTTTCATTGTTGCTCTCTGCGGTATCCCGCACAATCGTTACTTGCTGATGGTTACTCATTGCTCAAGGGCTCTCTGCTCGGCAACTCGACTCGCACTCTGGACCATCGAAGGCGTATTTTGCATGAGCATCTGCTGCTGCATTGCGGCTTGCTGCTCCTGCATAATCTGCTCCTCCGACTTGACCAGACCCGTCGTATCGATGCCAAGCGAAGCGGCACGACGGTTCATGTACTCTCGGAGGTCAATATACTGTGAAAGTCCCTGTGGGCCCAAAATTTGTCCAATTCCCTGAAGATAAATATCAAGTCTGTTCAGGTCATTGCCGCGACCCAGAGCATCGATCCCGGTCACAATCGCCGGAGTCACGAACTTCTTGTCGATCTTAGGCATCTTCTTAGCCTTGATCATTCGGTCCATAATGCGATTGACCAGCGGCAACTGGAACTCCTGCGACAGCAGGCTGTAGATGCCCCCAAGTTGCCGTTCGATGCTCTGAGTCACCAGACGGATCTCTTCGGCTGTAACGCGCTCTGCGTTGCGGATTGAAGCCTCAGTCAGCATGAAGGCATAACTCAGGCGTTCATTGATCTGGCCCATGGTCTGCAAGGCGACACTAAGATCAGCAGCCTTGGCAACCTGAAGGACCGACACATCAGCAGCATTGCCCTCAATGATGGACCCATTGGGGCTCTGGGCAATCTTCTTGGGACGAGTAGTGCCCACGGGGTTCACAAGGAACAGCACCTTGGCTGACGCTGCTGCGGCCTCCACGATGCTCTTGCTCAGACTTTCCAGAGAGACAAGGTCACCGTAGAGTCAGGCAGGATGGTCCCACCGATTTCCTGATAGACCTCGACCTTGCCATCCGGAAGCACATGGCAACAGGTGTAGATGTCCACGGTGTCTTCGTGGCTACACATACAGGTCTTGGCAATGGCGGCTGCTTCAGGGGGCAGCACAGCGGGAGACACAGTCTCCTTGATCACGATCTTGCGGGTGTTACCCATGGGATCACGCTTGATCACATAGCGGTCCAGACGGATTACCCGCATTGGACCTTCGTCAGGGAAATACAGCAGAACATTGCCGCAAACAATCAGTTGCTTCAGGGCTTCAAACAGCGAAACCCGGATGTTCTGAACTTCGATTTCCTTGGCAATCATCCGCTCCATATCGGCCAGAGACTTTTCAGCCTCACCCTTGGCCCGGGGGCTCATGCCCTCAAGGGTCTTAGCGGCCTGCGGATCGATCACAAAGCGGAAGAACGGAGCATTAGGGGGAAGCAGGGACAGAAGCAGAGCAGAGGCGAGGTTATTAACGCCACGCGCACCGATGCTCTGGTACGGAGTAACAAACTTCTGCGACCGCTGATCCCCCTCGTCGGGCATCAGGTGAGGCAAGGTGAGCCGCGAACAATCTCTGGCCCGTTCAAGGTACGAATACCGCTGACCCTCCAGATGGAGGTACAAAGCCTTGCCTGTTTCTGGCATATTAGGTTCCCGGCATATTAGCCGTAGTGCTGCCCATCTGGATCGTCAGGCCACGCTTACCACGACGGCGATACAGGGGATTACCCTCAGTCGGGGTCTTGGGACGGGCCTGCTTGATGGTGTCTGCCTGAATCACGGGAGTCGGGGCTTCCGGCAGTTTGATCTCCGGCGGTGGCGGGGGAGCAGGAACGCTAGTACGCGACATGAAGCACATAGTTGTCCTTGTCAATCAAGGTTGAATTCTCGGGCTTCTTGCTCTTTATAGAGTCTATGAAGGTGCCGAACGACGGCCCTTGAACCCGAACGAAAGAAGATTGTCTGAATGTCATCCCCAAGTGCTGCACAGGATTCTGGAAAAGCCTCGTCCAGATAATTCAGCAGTTCTTGGGTGATACGCGGAGGTTGGCTAAAAGCCTCCTTAGAACTGTTGTTATTCATTGTCCTTGGATGACTGGATGTAGGCGTACAGGATGACGGTGTAGTTAATGATGTCGAGGACGGTATCCCGCAGGGCCTCGTCCTTGACCTTGAACTCACCCGTGGTAATGAAGGTACTCAGGCGGGACATCTTGTCCGTCAGTCGGACCATGATGCCTGCCTCAGTCTTGCAGATCCCCATGGCCTCACACCGGGTGAAGTTGAGGAACGGGTGGGTGTCATCCTTGCCGCCGCTGTAATCGTGATTCTTTCGCTCACTAAGAGAACGGGCCTCTTCAGTAAGTTCCTTGTGCATAGCCAACAGACGCGAACGGTTCATGGTTTCCATAGGTGAATCTCCTGTGCGACCCATCGATACTCGCCATGGCGCAGGATACGGGCACATCGGGCCTGCGTCAGGGCATACTCTTCATTGAAGCCTGCATTAGTATAAGCCTCCAAGACTTCCTCCCAAGTACCCTTCTTCAGGATCTTGTTGGCAGTCACCGGACCTACCCCCTCCAGACCCGGGTACCCATCGGTCTTATCCCCGGTCAGAACCTGAGTAAGCCAGAAGCGGTCAGCCTGCTCCTTGGAGATTGGTCGCGGTTCCTCGTCCTTGTCAGGATTGAACAGCCACCCGGGGATACCCTCAAGGTCCTTGTCAGCCGACACAATGCAGCCCTGAAGTTCAGGCGATGTAGCCAACAGGCCAAGGACATCGTCGCCCTCCAGTTTGGGCTCGACCATCACATCGTACTTTTCGGCCAGCATCTCCTTGACCGCCTTGTAGCCACAGGGCTTTCGGACAGCCTTACGGTGGGCCTTGTACTGAGGGAAGATCTCCTTGCGGAAGTTGTCCGGGCCCGTGAAGGCAACGATGCAACCGCTTGAATTGGTCTTCTTCTTCCACGACTCCAAGGTTTCCTCGCAGATGGCTAGGGCTTCCTTGGTGTTGCTGAAGACCACATCGGTATCGTCATCGAACCGGGCGACATATTCCGTAGCAGAGCAGACGGAGTAGATCAAGATGTCGCCATCCACGAACATATGTTGGAACCGTTTCATTCTGATGGGTCCACACTTTCTGCTGCCTGACGGATGAACTCAATCAGACCAAGGGTGCCGTGCATCGTGCCCTTGGCAATCACGGTATATGAGTCCTCATCCTTGGTCTTGGACTGGTAGCCAACAAAGATCATCTCATCATGGCGATTCTTCAATTCCTTCAGGATCTCGCCAGTAGACATGAATTCAATCGGAGTAGACATTCTTGAGCCTCTTAAGAGTTTTGATGTAGTAAGAACGGATGTTACGGTCTTTGGCTTGGTGGGCGGAGAACAGAGCAACAATCTGTGGGTACTTGATCACGGAATACCGGGCTACCTGTCGTAGATACTTCAGGGCCTTTTCACCGTAGAGAGTCCAGACAAACACCTCGTCATCTTTCTCTCGGATGTTTCCACCCCACTTGGAGCGCATCAGGGCGAGAACCCCGAAGTGCTTATTAGTGACCTCGACACATGGGCAGTTGTTCCACCGAACGCATCCCTCGCCGTCAAGCAAGCCTGCGGCAAAGGCGTTCAATGTGTTTCGGCCCAGTTGTCCCCCACGCGGTACTCGCCATCCAGTCTGCATCGGAACTTGAAGTCCTCTCCGGCCTGTGTAATGGCCTGTACGACAATCTTACCGACCATCTCGGCACAGTCAGGATGAGAACTGAATTGATATTCATCATGGATGGAGGCCACCTGATGGACATCAAGCCTGTTGTAGGCAAACTCGCTGTGGGCAATGACGCAGGCTCTCTTCATCACCACAGCACCAGCCGACTGGAGCAGGGTGTTCAGGGCTGCGTGTTCCGACCGGGGCATCAGGGGACGGCCATCCAAGCCCCGCAGATAGCACTTGGAGGCCAGCGAGGAAGCCACATAGTCCCTGAGTAGGCCATAGGCCGGAACCCGTGCAATGAAGTTGTCCCGGGCTTTGCGGCCACGCTTCTTGTCGCCTCCTAGGACGAACCCCAGTTTCTCATCTCCGGCACCATAGATCAGGGCATAGATCGCACCCTTGGCTTGGTTACGGATCTTCTTGTGTTCCGGGTTAGAAGCGTCGAAGGTATCGGTGGTCAGGCCGAAAGCCTTGGAGTTGGCCCAATGGATGTCGCCCTCAAGGATCTGCTTGGCATAGACACCCTTGTCGAACTTGCCAAGGAAATGAGCAAGGCACCGCAGTTCCAGACCAGAGGCATCAGCCCCGACCATCTTGCGCCCCGCCCCTGCATAGAACAGGCTACGGTATGCAGGCTCGGCGGGAACTTGAGCCATGTTGGGACGGCTGTGGGTGCATCGCCCGGTGATTGCTCCGTTGGTGTTCACACGGCCATGGATCCGGCCATCAGAACCAACGACCTTCATCCAAGCCTCATCACCATCAGCCAACTGACTAAGCCGCTTGACGGTGTTCAGGTACTCCGCAAGAACAGCAGCCTCGGGGTAGTCCAACGACGCTAGGACAGATTCGTCTACCCGGGGGCGACCATCAGGAGTGAACTCCTTGGGCTCCCACTTGTACCGCTCCTTGAGCCGTTCAGCGATCTGTACCCGGCTACCCGGGTTGAAGATCTCGGTCTTGGACTTCAGGGGCTTCCCAGTCTTCTCGCTGACCCGGGGGATCACCTTGGGCGGGAAGACCTGTTGCATCTTGGCTTCCAGTTCCAACAGGCGACCACGGAGGGTCGAGTGCAATGTTTGAGCAGCCTCGACATTGAATGGGAAGCCATAACGCTCTTGCTGCTTGATGACGATGGCAAAGTCACGCTCAAGAGCCCGGGCATCCTCAGCCCCAACCCAAGCCTTGTTGTTCATCAGGTGC